GCCCTGTTCAAATACGGTATGGACTTCGACCAGTCCTGGCAAATCCACTTGTAAGTCTCAGTTTCATCCGGTGGCGACCAGTCAAAGTGTTCCGCTCCGCCACGAGCTTCAAGGAAGGTTTCAATGGTGTCGGCGTCAGTCTCTGACACCTCAAACTTCAGGCTCCAAGTCTTTAGATCAGTATTCAACCCAAAGCGCAGGCGCTGGCTATAGCCGTCACCGAACTGCACATTCCGCACAGTCGGCTGACTGCGCTTGCTTGCCCCGTAAGTCGGGTTGATTGAAGGGAAAGTAGCCATCAGCGTGTAAGAAGTCCTCCAGGCCGCTTCTGTTTAATCAATTCTGCCTGCACTGCCTGACCAATCAAGCGGCCGAGCTGATCTGCGTTGCCTTGGTTGCCCTGGACCTCAGTGCCAGAAGCATCAACGTTGACAACAACGCTGGTGCTGCCGCCTAGCTCATGATTCGGAATGATCGTGCCTGCACGGCTTGGGACAAACAGCTCAGGGCCACGCTCACCAACGATTGAAGGACGGCCAACAGGCGGGCGACCACCATTGGCAAACATCCCAAGAACTCCAGAGCCGCCTGTCCCGTCTTGGTTTTTAAAGGACCCGATGCCCTTGTTTAGGAACATCCCGCCAAGCTGGCGCAGGATGCCGGACAAGGATTCGCCTAGTGATTTGCTGCCGTCGATCGCGCCCATGATTGCACCCTTAATCCCGTTCTCAATTACATCTGCCATCTCTCTGTATTGCCGCAACTGCTCGTCTTGCTCTTGTTTTAGAAGCTTCGCCGCTGCAATTCTTTCTCTGTCTTTCTCCGATAGATTGAAATTAACATCGAGCTGATCTCGCAAAACTTGCAGCTCGTCTTCTGACAGCTTCGGGAACATCCTACTAAGGTTCATTTTTTCTATTACATGTTCTAGCCCACGCCGTTGCTTATCAGTAATGTTGCCCGTTAAGAGAGCCTCTTGTTTTTTAGTATGCAAAAATTGTTTAGCACGTTCTTGCTGATCTTTAAGTGCGTCAGCTGCAATTTGCTCTGGTGTTTTAGCGCCACTTTTGCTGTTTACTTGAGCAAGCAGTGCTTCGATTCTTGCTCGTAATGCTTCGACCTCTGGATCTGTCCCAGCAGGTGCAGTGCCTGCAGGTTGTGATCCTTTTCCTAAAGCCTCACGTCTATTGACAATTAACTGACGCATTGCAGTGATTGTGTCTAATACTTCATTGCGCAATCTGCCAAAATCACTTTTCCCGCTAAACCTCAACGCAGCCCTGCCTGCTTCGTCAAGAGCACCTTCTAGCTTTAAAAGATCAGTTTCAGACTGTGCCAACTCCGGGCGCAAAGTCCCAATCGCCTCTTTGAGCGAAGTGAATGCACTTTCGCTTGTAGTGCCAGTGCTTGCGGCAAACTGCAATGCTGCTGCTGATCTACTAAGAGCGCCTGTTGCAAGATCAGTGAACTTACTAATTGCCGTTGAAGCGGCGGAAATAATGTTATTTAGATCCTGTAAAATAAACTTCAGGGCAGGCCCAAGAACTGTGTCTAATGCCCTAGCAACGTTGCCTATATTGTTTACTATTTTTGTAACTTGAGAAGTTACAGTGCCGCCAAGCTCTTTAGTTGCGTCTTTTGCCGCACCCGCTGAATTTGCTTGATTGTCAAGGTTCTTGTTAAAAGTAACAAGTCCGTCATTTGTAAGAGGCAGCAACGCGCTGATTGCCTCTACGCTTCCGAATAGCTGCGTAAGAGCAGTTTCACTGCCCCCGGTCTTTTCAACAACGTCAGCAAGAAAACCGCCAAAACCTTTGGCCTTAATAGCAGCAGTGTTAAATTCAATCCCTAGCGTTTTCGCAACCTTTGCCGCTTCAGCGGTCGGTTTCAAAACACCTGCAATAATTTGCCGAATACCAGCGAAGGTCGACTCAACAGGAACACCTTGCGCCGTAACTGTTGAGATCGCTGCGTTGAGGTCTTCAATACCTACACCAGCAGCAGCTGCGACAGGAGCTACGCGACCAATTTGTGCAGCGTACTGCGCAACGATAATTTTACCGTCGTTTTGGGTTTGTATAAATCCATCAACTAACTTCGCGGCCTTGTCTGAACTCAACCCGTAAGCATTAAGAACAGAGGTTGTCGCGTCTGCAACTGTGTTGAGATCTGCAAGGCCTCCTATAGCCCCGAGGCTAGCAGCCTTAAGAACATTGGCGGCAGCAGCCGCATTTGTAAATCCAGCAGATGCCACGTCGTAAGCAGCCGCAGTTAACTCCGTTTGACCTATTAGGCCCCCAAGTTCATTGCTTACACCTAAAAGCTCACGGCGTAGCTTCCCCGAATCGACTCCTAATGTGCGAACCGCTGCGGCTGCTTTTTCTGCCTCTGCAAAACCTTTGAAAAAACGCCTAGCGAGATCAGCAGCGGCAAACCCGCCAAGTAATTTTCCAACTGCCCCCTGCAAGGCCCCAGTGGCCTTGTTAACGCGATTAAGTTCACGGACAGCACTGCTGCCATCAACCCTAAGGCGTACAGAGGACTCGACTGCCACAGATCCGCCCTAGTAATACCTCAATGTTACCGCCGACTGAGACGAGCGCGATCAGCGGCTTTCTCTTCCTGATCTCGCTTGATTTCGTAATACGCGGCGAAATGCGCAAGCTCCGCATCAGTCAACTCTGTGCGAAGCCTGCTTACGGTCATACCAAGTTCGCAGGCCAAGAAGAACTCAAAGTAAGTCCAGCTGTCCTGCTTCAGTCGTTTTTTGCGTCTTCAATGCTTGTTTCCTCGCCAAGACCAAAGAGGAACAGCTCAAGCTCATTCAGCACAGACTCAGGCAGCCTGCGTTGAAGCTTGGCCGCATCTGCCGAGGCAAATGGTTTTGTGCCATCTTCCAGCTCAGCCATTTGGCAAAGCATTTGCGTGGAGATGTCCAAAGCTTCTTCAGTGCCAGCAAGTTGCTGGGCTTTCTTGCGGTCTGCCCGTGTGATCGGCTTGAAATAAAGATCGACGAGCTTGTTGCCAGCAGTGTCTTTTAAGACGTACTTGCGCCGCTGGTTGAGGTCAAAGGCCCCAACCAGCATGTCGACGGTGCGCTCTTGTGCAGGCATTTAGGCAATGTCTTTATCGCCTAAACTATAGCCTTATCACTCAAGGTTAGAAGTGATAGTGCTGCTGGTGATGAAGTTACAGGTGACAACAACCAATTCACCAACAGTAGAAGTAATTTCCATGTCAGTGATGATGCCGCCAAAAGAAAGCGAATCAGTGCCGTTGGTGGTGCCAGTGGTGAACAACTCAAACGAGGCATCAGCAGCATCGCCTGTTTTGACGATGTCTTCGATGAAGCCAGCCTGGCCAGTTGCGTCGGGGTCGTAAACCAACTCAACAGTGCCGGAGCCACTGACAAGACTGCCAACAAACTGACGGAAAGTATTTCCGTGGACAGTGGTGTCCAAGGTTTCTTTAGTGATTGACAGACTCCAGCTGCGAGTGCCGACAACTTGGGCAAGGCTGCCACTGCCGGTCTCAAATTCAACTGAGCCGGATTCGCCTCGAATGGTGGCCATGGTCAGAGTTCCTCGATGGATTCAAAGGTCACACGGACCTGGGTTTGGAAATAGCCCTCGGGAGCTGGCGAAGCCAGTGCCTCTGGGCCAATAGGAGCGTCGAAGAAAACCCCCGACACAATAACTCGATTATACAAATCCCGAATGCGTTTACCAATCACATAGTTCGCTCCTGGGCCAACGCCCCTGCCTGAAAATATATTGATCAGGACTAGGCCGACAATGCGGTTTTGCGAATTTGTCGTAAGGCCTTGGCCTAGATATTCGCTAGCGCCAAAGCTAGTCAGACACTGCACCCAAGAGCTGTTAGGCGTCGGCTCATACGCCATGTTGTGAAAAACAACAGGGATAACAGGACTGCTGGCTAGCTCAGTTGCAAGCCTTCCTTCAATCGTTGCCCTAATTGAATTGAGATCAGCAGCAGCCATCAGCTTTCCCTCACGATTTTTTTGTATTGGCCTTGCGACCAAGACTGCAGCTCTTTGCCGATTATGTCTGGGAAGCCCGGGACAGTCTTAGGAGTCTGCCTGCTTCTGTACTCATCGCCCCAAGACTCGGGCAGCATTACTCCGTAGCAAACCGGCGCGGCATAATCTTGGCGGTTGTTGACCTCACCAACAAACCCTTCAGTTTTGCTCTCCCAAGCGTTACGCAGATCTCCACCGCCTGGCTCTTCGCCTTCGTAAACAACTCGAACAGGGGTTGCCTGCTTCACGCGTTTTTCCCACTCAAGCGTCGTCACCCGAACAAGCTTTTTAACCTCGCCCTCCATGTGGTCGCTTATTTGGTCGAGGCGGATCTGACGACGTGCCATCGTTACGCCCTCAGGATCAGCTCAAGAGTAATTGCAGTGTTGTCCTGCTCTGTCGTCTCCACGCGAATGATTTGATGCACCACGCCGCCAATAACGATGCGATCCTTTGTCTCAGGCAGAGTTGTGAGGTCATCAGCCGCAACCGTTAGACGCTTATCTCCGGCCTGCACCAACTCATTGGCCTCACGCAGGTTCACGTCCTCAAGGATGCCCTTGATCGTTGTGTCACTCTCAGTTTCCGAGATCGCGCCAGTTGTGGTGTTGTAACTGCCCGCTGTGACAATTCGTACTGTCACATCACCACCAAACTTGGTGATGACCTTGCTGGATACCTTTTTTAGAGAGTCAACAAGGGCCATCAGACGCGATAAGCAAGGCAAGCACCGCTAGTCAGCTGAATGCTGGTGACAATGCCAGAAAGCTTCGTGTCAGCCACAAAGGTTTCACCAGCCAAGCTGTTGCCTGTTGCGTTCTGAACCGTGATTGCATTGATCACAGTGTCTTCCTTGAAATAGATCAAGCAAAACCTGCCGGTATGAGCAGCCGTATCTGAAATGAACTCGAAGCCGCCCTTGAGGTCTCCGTACATGATCAGCTCCGTTTGATAGCGATGTTGCCTGGTCCGCTAATTCTAAGACCAGTCAGATACCGTTCAAGTAACGGTGGAACGCGATCAGCGCCAACTGCACCAGTTTTGTCAGGCGTAACGTTCAAGCTACCGATTTGAACGTTCTTGAAATCCTCAAGTCCGCTCAGGCCAATGCCGTCTTTGTTGTTGTTGAGGTAAACCGCAAGGACAACTTGAGCCCGCTTGACCTGATTAGGAATCTCCGTATCGGTGAAGTAATCCTCAGAGATGCGGAAAGGAAAGCCAGTGGCGTACGTATTGACGTAGGTATCGGGCTTTCGCACGCCAGTACGCGGCCATTGCAGTGCCTGCGTATCTGTTGCCCGTGCGCCAAGAAATCTTTCGCGGTCTAGCCGCTGTGTTGCTGTGTAGAGCGCCCGATTCTTTTGATCGGTGGTTGCAGAAGCCCATGCGGTCACATCTGCATCTTCGACCATGCCATCAACAATGTCCTGCGCGTCACTTAGCGTCAGGTAGCTGTTGGCGTTTGCGCCGCCCGCTGTTGCGTCGATTGTTACTGCCATCGGGCGTCACAGTAGAAGTCTTGCGTTTGGGGGTAGAGGCCACCGCTTTCGCAGCAGCCTCACGTTCCCGCATTCGCTTAAAAGCGAACAGACCCATCAGGAGCTAGCGCCCTTCAGAGCC